TGTAGCAAACATAAATGCCGCCTTTGCCATTTTCATTTTATTTTCGCCTTTGGTCATTTTAGTAAGGAGTAAATGACATATAAAATGTTCTCGAGCAGTTAGTTTAACTAAATTATTTTTTGAATTACTGCCACCTAAACTTTTTGGTATAATATGGTGACGTTCTGTGTATACTTCTTTTGATAAAACTCTTGATTGTGCGTTAGAAATGATGCTATAATAGAATTTGGTATATTTGTTGTTGATAAATATCATTGCTGATAGTTCCTTATAAACTGTTAGAGTAGTTGGATATCCCCATATCGCGAACTACACTAATATTTATCAAAATAGTTGTGTTTTGCAAATAAATCAAGTATAATAAACTTTTAACGGAGAATCAAAAATGACTGCAAGAATGTTTTCAAACGAGCAACGTGCAAAGCTCACTCAGATAATTAATGAAGGTATGGCTGTGTTGACAGAAATCGAAGACTTGAACGCAGGGCTTAACGATACTGTAAAAGCCATCGCCGAAGAAATGGAAATCAAACCAGCTATCCTAAAGAAAGCTATCAAGATTGCACAAAAATCAACACTAGGATCTACTAACCAAGATCACGACGAGTTGAACACTATTTTAGAAACTGTTGGTAAAACACTTTGATATCAAATGTTGTTGCATACATCCGCAAGGATTATGAAGAAAACCCATTACGTTGTGTTTTAGAAATAATAGGTTGGTTTGGTAGCGTAGGTTGTGCTCTAGGCATGACATGGTTCTTACCTAACCCGCCGCTGTTGCCACTGTATACTATATGGGTAATTAGTACAATAATCTATTCTTGGGCAGCATGGACACGCGGATCATTTGGCATGCTGGCCAATTATGCGTTGCTGTTTTGTATTGATTCTGTAGGACTAACAAAACTGGTCATCCAATGGTTTAATACATAATCGGTTGCAATACTATGTGCTTCGGCACCAGCATGGGTTCCTATAAACGGGAACCCATTTTGTTTTGCCCAATTGATAAATCCGTTGTTGTCAAACCATTGGAACTTATCCCAGTCTATCAATGATTTAATACTAGCAAGATACGGATCAGGATTATTAAAACAATAACTATCCTTGATAGCATTGTTGTCCATGGAAAATATATAAGATAAGTTATTTTGTTTCAAATATGTTTGCGTAAGCGCAATGTCTTTAAGCGACATATATACTTCCGTATACTCTAGCTTACCGGGACCATCTAGCCATTCACGTATTAATCCATTGTCAGTTTCAGAATGTGCTGTAAATCCGTTCCACCCTTGTTCAGTTTTAAATTCGTAGCGATTAGGTGATGACCATAGTACAAATACAAAATCGGTATCTGTGTGTTCAGACCCTAGTACTTTACGAGATATCTTACTATTGCTTGATAATGGTTTGCCGCGGCATACATAATCTAATTCTAATGCACGAGCAAGTTTGGCAGGAAATGCTAAAGTTTTGTCTTTCCCCGAATTGCCCAATAGTTCAGTGCCATCAATTGGGCTTGATCCGTAGGCAATTAATCTATTATATTTTGACATACTAATATTTAACTGTTATACTTACAAGAGTAAATATTAGTAAGAGTCGTCCACTTTACGGACAAGCAGAGTAGTGTCGGCTCGAAGCGACACAAAATTGGAGAGTAAATGTCATATATTGACGCATTGTTTGATCGCGATAAAGATCGCATCCATGTAGTAGAACGTATTGATGGTGAGCGTGTATACAAAGAGTATCCTGCTAACTATGTTTTTTACTACGATGACCCCCGCGGCAAGTTCCGCACTATCTACGACACACCCGTGTCACGTTTTAGCACACGCAATGGCAAGGAGTTCCATAAGGAACAACGAATCAACTCAGGTAAGAAGTTATGGGAGTCGGATATTAATCCCATCTTCCGATGCTTAGAAGAAAACTACCTAGGTGCCACATCACCAAAACTACAAACAGCCTTTTTCGATATTGAGGTGGACTTTGATCCACTTAGAGGTTATAGTAAGCCCGAAGATCCATTTAATCCAATTACCAGTATATCAATCTATTTGGACTGGATGGATAAGATGGTTACCCTGGTTGTGCCTCCTAAGAGTTATAGTTGGGAATCTGCACAGGAGATCTGTGATACATACGACAACTGTTTCTTATTTGAACGTGAAGCAGACATGCTCGATACGTTCTTAGATGTAATTCAAGATGCAGATATCCTATCAGGTTGGAACTCAGAGGGCTTTGATATTCCCTATACCACTATGCGTATTACCAAGGTCTTGAGCAAGGATGATACTCGTAGACTATGCTTGTGGGGTCAGTTACCTAAGCAACGTATGTTTGAACGCTTTGGTGCAGAACAATTAACATTTGACCTGCTGGGCCGTGTGCATTTGGACTATATGCAACTGTACCGCAAGTACACATACGAAGAACGTCATAGCTATAGTTTAGATGCTATCGGCGAGTACGAAGAAGTTGGATCTAAGTTGGCATATGAAGGCACCCTGGATCAACTATACAACAAAGAATTCTCAAAGTTTATTGACTACAATAGACAAGATACCCTACTGTTGGCCAAACTAGATAAGAAGTTGCGCTTCTTAGATCTGGCCAATGAATTGGCACATGACAATACTGTATTGCTACAAACCACTATGGGCGCTGTGGCAGTTACAGAACAAGCTATTATTAACGAATCGCACAGCCGAGGTTTGGTTGTGCCCAACAGGAGAGCAAGAGATGATCAAGGAAACACGCAAGCGGCAGGTGCCTATGTTGCTTATCCCAAAAAAGGAATGCACGAATACATCGGTGCCATCGATATCAACAGTCTCTATCCCTCGGCTATTCGTGCCCTTAACATGGGGCCAGAAACCATTGTAGGACAACTTCGTCCTATTATGACTGATCACTACATCAAAGAAAAGATGGATGCAGGTTCAAGTTTTGCTGATGCATGGGAAAACATGTTTGGTAGCTTAGAGTATCAAGCAGTAATGGCTGGCGAAATAGGTACTGAGATTACTATAGATTGGCAAGACGGAAGTAGCGACATAATGAGTGCCGCGGACGTATGGCGCTTGGTATTTGATAGTCGCCAACCTTGGACATTCAGTGCCAATGGTACAATTTTTAAACATAACACAAAAGGAATTATTCCCGGACTGTTAGAAAGGTGGTATGCAGAACGTAAAGAAATGCAAGCTAAAAAGAAAGCCGCAACATCTCCGGAAGATACGGCGTTCTGGGACAAAAGACAGCTCGTCAAAAAAATTAACCTCAACTCGCTATATGGTGCGATCCTCAATCCGGGCTGTCGCTTCTTTGACCAGCGCATTGGCCAAAGTACGACACTTACGGGTCGCATTATTGCCAAACACATGGACGCACACGTTAACGAAGCTATTACCGGGGAATACGATCACACTGGCAAATCAGTCATCTACGGCGACACGGACTCGGTCTATTTCTCAGCCTGGCCGCAAATCAAAGAGGAAGTAGAATCTGGGCGCATGGAATGGAATAGAGAAATCTGTGTACAGTTATACGATACTATTGCAGACTCTGTAAATGATTCATTCCCGGGATTCATGGAACGTGCTTGTCATTGTCCGCGCGAGATGGGTAGTATTATCAAAGGCGGTCGTGAACTTATTGCTTCAAAAGGTCTGTTTATTAAGAAAAAGCGTTACGGCATTTTAGTGTTTGATATAGAAGGTAATCGTCTCGATACTCACGGTAAACCAGGCAAAATGAAAGCAATGGGACTTGATTTGAAGCGTAGTGATACGCCTAAGATAGTACAGGAGTTCCTGAGTGAATTGCTTATGGATGTGCTCACAGGTGCCGAGAAAGAAGCTATTATTGTCAAAGTCAAAGACTTTAAATTAAAGTTTGCAGAAAGACCAGCCTGGGAAAAAGGTACACCTAAACGTGTAAACAACTTGACCAAGTACACAGCCGCAGAGCAACGTGAAGGCAAAGCCAACATGCCCGGACATGTTCGTGCTGCAATGAACTGGAACAACCTAAAGCGTACGCACGGCGACAACTATAGTACCACTATTATTGATGGCATGAAAACTGTTGTGTGCAAACTCAAAGATAATCCAGTTGGTTACACTAGTGTAGGTTATCCTACAGATGAAACACATATCCCGCAGTGGTTTAAGGACTTGCCGTTTGACGATAACCTAATGGAATCAACTATCGTAGATCAAAAGGTAGAAAACTTATTGGGTGTGCTGGAATGGCGGATTGCAGAAAGCACAGATATTAAAACAACGTTTGATGATTTATTCACTTTCGAGTAAAATATGACAATGCACCTACATGACCTAGTAACACTTAAACAAAAATTAACCAGAGTCTTGAATACAGATTCTGTAGTTAAAAGTTTATTTGATTTACAAAATAGCATATCAACTATTAAAACTACCGTTCCTGTACTAAGCGACGAGTATAAACAATACGTGGATAGTTTAATGACCTACTACGATACTGTTATTGAGCAGGTTCAACGACCAGTTAACGAATTGGAAGTTCAATTGAAACAGATTAACATTCAGATTGATGCAATAACGCAGAAACTGTTTGCTGGAAACTATGAACTAGAAGAACGGTACGGGACTGTGGATTTTGTTCGTAATAGTCGTAGAATTTATATCAATGCTGATGTTGAACAGACAGTTAAACAACGTATTTTACTGCATACCAATTGGCGTTACCCTGCATTAGAAATTGGGTGCCGCGATGGTGAATGGACTCAGTTTTTAGTTGCATCTGATCCGTTATATATAATGGATCGCCAGCGAGAATTTATAGAAAGCACCAACGATAGATTCCCGGAACCATATCAAAACCGTTTGAGAAAATATCCACTTGTTGATCACGACTTGTCTGCGCTACCTGTAGGACAGTTTAATTTTATTTTTAGTTGGGGCTATTTCAATTATGTTAGTATGGATACTATGAAACAGTATATCGAACAAGCATATGAATTGCTACGTCCCGGCGGCATCTTTATGTTCAGTTACAACAACGGTGATACTCCGGCTGGTGCAGGCATGGCAGAAAACTTTGCACAAACTTACATGCCAAAAAGTATGTTGGTACCACTATGCGAAAGATTTGGTTATTCTGTTACAGAATTTGACTTTGAACCAAATATCAGCTGGCTTGAAATTAAGAAGCCTGGCACACTTGAAACAAATAAAGCTCATCAGGTATTGGGCGAAATAAAACACATCAACCTTTGACTTTATCTAAATATTACTTTACAATACATTTATCTTATGGAGAATAAAAACTATGCGTGATCACTTACTAGACATCGTACAACATACTCATAACCTTGGCGTTATTGATATGATTAAAATTACCGGAACATCAACTGGCACCGCTATAAATGCGTTTGACCAAGCAACTAAAACAGTAGTATTAAATGCAGAATTCAAAGCCCCGATTGCTGAATTCGTTGGCGTATTTGGTATGCCAAACTTGGATCGCTTGAACACTATTATAAATCTTCCAGTCTACAAAGACAATGCCAAGATTACTGTAAGCAAGCAAAAAGATACAGATGGTGAAGATGTGCCAAGCGGTATCAACTTTGAAAACGAAACAGGCGACTTTAAAAACAACTATCGCTTCATGAGTACTTCTGTTATTAACGATCAATTAAAGAACGTTAAGATGAAGCAGGTTAAATGGGGTGTAGATATTACTCCTACCAACGCTAGTATTCAGAAACTAAAGTTTCAAGCACAAGCACACTCAGACGCAACATCATTTAGCACTAAGGTTGAAAATGGTAACTTGAACTTTTACTTTGGCGACCATAGTTCACATGCTGGACATTTTACTTTTGCATCCGATTGCGGTGGCGCTTTGAGCAAGCAACTACACTGGCCAATCAATGTAGTTATTAGTATTTTTAACTTGCCAGGCGACAAGACATTTAAGATCAGTGACGAAGGTGTTGCTGAGATCACTGTAGATAGCGGACTTGCTGTTTACCACTATATGTTGCCAGCACAAACCAAGTAATGCAACTTTCTGATTCTGTAACTCACATACTATCATTGTATCCTAGGGGACAGGATTGGAAAGAACCCATAAGAAATCTTTGCGATAGTCCATTTACTGTATTAACAGTAGATTTAGAAGGTAATTGTTTCTTATGCAAATGCGAAGCACACTTACCAATTACTGTAGGGAACATTCTGGACTTTGCTGATTTAAGTGAAGTCTGGGATAATCCCATTGCACATGAATTACAAAAAACAATCATTGATCGTACCTACAAGTATTGTGCTGTTCAGCATTGCGGGATTCTAAATCAAAATCTTACGTCTACACATTACTATCTATCTATCAATATAGATGAAAGTTGCAATCTAGCCTGTCCCAGCTGTCGTAGAGAATTAATCAATCACACCAAGGGCGAACAGTTTGATCGTAAATCCAAGATGGTTAGTCACTTGGTTGAACTAATTAACAAGTTTGATAAACCACTGCACTTGACCATGAGTGGCAATGGAGATCCGCTTGCTAGTTTGATTATGCGACCATTGATATTAAATTGGACTCCTAAGAGCAATCAAACTATTAAACTGTTTACCAACGGATTATTGATGCGTAAGTTATTACCAGATAGTCCAATATTATCAAACATACAAGAGTTTCAAATCAGCGTAGATGCTGGTAGTCAAGCAGTATACGAAGTGGTTAGACGCCCAGGTAAATTTAGCGTATTGCAAGATAACTTACAATGGCTATCAGACAATAAGCCTGTTGGTGCCACTGTAAGACTTATGTTCTGCTTGAGTGTTAGTAACTATAATGATATTATTAACTTTGCTGAGATGTGCAGTAAGTTTGGCTTTAATGGTGAAATTACCAAAATTGAAAACTGGGGTACGTTTGATAACTTTGTTGAACAAGATATTATGGCCAAGCCTGGTCCCGAATACAACAAGGTTATTGATTCGTTAAGAGCAGTCAGTACCATGTCGCATATCACTATCGGATCATTTTTAAAACAACTACTATGAGTTTTTTAGATTACTATAGAGCAAAAGGTCACGTGTTTGGGGAGTGCATGACACACTCAGAGTCTGACTTGATGTATATAAACATTCCTAAAAATGCAACATCGTGGACCAAGCCAAACTTAGCAGACTTTGAGTGGGAGTTTTACAATTACCACACAGATAACCTATACCACAAGACTGCTATGGTTGTGTTACGTGACCCAGTTGAACGCTGGGCCAGTGGTATGGCCGAGTACTTGTATCTGTACCACAGGGACTGGACCACTAGCTCATTTACTACGGAGCTACTGGATTTAATATTCGACAAGATTGCATTTGACGACCACACCGAGAAACAAGTATACTTCATTGAAGGATTAGATTTAAGTCGTTGCGTATTCTTTAAGTTTGATGAGCACTATAGAGAAAACTTTAGCAACTTCTTAGCAGAAAATGGAATGCCAAATAATTACCGTAATTATGCAAAACAACATGTAAGTGATAATGATGCAATAAGAAAACAGTTTAAAGAAATTTTTACCCAGGCATTGAAAAACTCTAAATACCTTAATCAAGTTGAAGACTATTTCAGACAAGACCTTAAATTAATCGAGCAAACACAGTTCTATGGAACAAGATAACCTAACCCTAAAACAAAACGACTATGCCATATTTCTCCCGGCTATTAGTGGTTTCTATGCTACCTTTGTAGGTAAGCAACGCAATGAAGAATACGTAGACCCTGCACGTTTCCCGCAGGGCTTAACAGATATGGAACAGATGAACTGGCTAAATGACCAGAAAGCCCTGTTCCCATATAAGTGGTCGCTCTACTCCGGCGGCCACGCAAACCTCGACCTTAACAAGCAAGACTGGTCAGAGGACATGGTTCGCAATCGTGATCCCAACACACTAATGCTAGGTGACTCGGGTGGATTCCAGATTGCTAAAGGATTATGGGAAGGAGATTGGAAGGCCGGATCAGGATGCCCTAAAGCCCAGAAGAAACGTGAACAAGTTTTAGCTTGGCTTGACGGTATTGCTGATTATGGTATGACTCTTGATATTCCAACCTGGGTCATTCATGATAAGAACGCTAGTGACAAGTGCGGCATTCGAACGCTCAAAGAAGCTGTAGATGCAACTAAGTTCAATAACGACTACTTCATGGAACATCGCAAGGGTGTTGCCAATGGCGGAATGAAGGTACTTAACGTACTACAGGGCGCCAATCACAAGGATGCAGACGAATGGTATGAACTAATGAAGGATTATTGCGATCCTGTTAAGTATCCAGACACACACTTCAATGGGTGGTCAATGGGTGGTCAGAACATGTGCGACGTACACTTGATCCTTAGACGATTAATTGCATTGAAGTACGATGGCCTACTTAAAGAAGGTGTACACGATTGGATGCACTTTTTGGGTACAAGTAAACTAGAGTGGGCAGTCTTGCTGACTGTTATTCAACGTAACGTGCGTAAGTATATCAATCCTAGTTTCACTATTAGCTTTGATTGTGCTAGTCCGTTCCTTGCTACTGCCAACGGACAGGTTTACTTTGAAAATGTATTTGAGAATAATAAGAAGTGGTCTTATCGCATGGCACCTAGTGCAGATGATAAGAAATACAGTACAGATACACGCAAGTGGTCGGATGGAGTAGTAGCCGACGGTATTTACGATAATTGGATGGAAAGTCCTATTAGCAATATGCTTACCATGAAAGATATCTGTATCTACAATGGTGGTGTTGTTAAAGCAGGTGTTACCCTCACAGAGGATAACTTCCGCGATCCTGAAATGTACGATGTGCTACCAAGTGTAAACAAAAATGGCAAATGGGGCAAAACATCGTGGGATTCATTTAGCTATGCATTATTAATGGGTCACAATGTTTATTTACATTTAACTGCGGTACAAGAAGCTAATCGTAGATTTGATGCAGGCGAACATCCAGCAATGATGCGTTGTAGTGGGCCAGGCGGTGAATACTTTGAGCAGATCGTAGAAGCAATCTTTGCAGCACCAGATCGCGAAACAAGTGAAGCTATTATCGAACAGTACAGTAGTTACTGGATGGAGATTGTAGGCACACGTGGCTTTAAAGGTAAGAAAGCATTGAATAGCCAAACTATGTTTAACGCATTGTTTGATTACGAAGTAGATGAAGTAGAAGAACATCATATTGATGATTCCGGATTTGATGAAACCAAACTAGACGAACTGGAAAACGAATGACAATCACCGCACGTATTAAACACTTAGAAGAACAACATGCTAAACTGGATAAGAAGGTTGATGGTTTAGAAAAATCTGGAGCATTCCAGGACGAGTTACTTAACAAATTGAAGAAGCAACGGTTGCATATCAAAGACGATATTGCTAAACTTAAAGAAACTGTGGCATTTGAACAAAGTAAAAAAGATAAATCATGATTAGAGCAGGACACGAACAGGTAGACTTTTTTGTAGGTACAGAAGTAGAGCATACACCGGCATTTGGGCAACGGACTCTATTTGTTGTAGGTGTACAGGATTCCGAAACTGTCTTACTTATGGCTCATAAAAATGAGTGTAGACACGTTTACTTTGGTGCCAATCAAAGTTTCCCTGATCCGGCTGTAAACGATGCCGCAACGTGGAAATCGTGGGAAAACATGATCCTAGTAGCATTACGATTAGGTTTACTATGCACCTTAGATATTGATGTTAAGTCAGTAGAAGGATTAATAGAAGGTCCACTATGCGAGTACAACAACTTTATTCCTATGATTTCGGTGAAATTGCCGTATTTACAAATGCTGGGATATAATGCTACAATTAAGCTCGACGACAAAGACTTTGCGGCAACTAACCCCGGAGTTTGGTGTCATAGTTTACATGATTTACGGGACCGTAGCAAGTTTACGGATTGGTCTAAATATACTAAAGATGAAGTAATCAAATGAATCAAGAACAAAGAGCAGTAGTGGAACGTATTCAATCAGCGGCACAACGAGAAATTTGGGTGACATTTCGCAAAGAAGGAATCCATCGTTATCCAGCGGCAGCAACTGATCCTGCATTGAGTACTCCTGGAGAATACGATGTTAGTTTCCTGGGCAATGCACATCGTCATATCTTTCATTTCCAAGTATGGATTGACGTATTCCACAATGATCGCGATATTGAATTTATTCAATTCAAACGTTGGTTGGAAGGTCTTTATAGCAAAGACATTTTAGAATTAGACTTTAAGTCCTGCGAAATGATTGCAGACGACTTATATCTCCAAATTGCTGCACGGTATCCTAATCGTGCTGTAAAAATTGCTGTATCCGAGGACGGTGAAAACGGATGCACAATTACTTATAACCTCACCCGTCCA